CGCTGGCGCGGCGGCTGGCGGCAAGTAAGGGCCTTTGCCGCCGATCCAGTTGCCCGTTTGCCAGTTGCCACCGTCGCCCCATGCGCTCGTATTGAGCGGAAAGGTCGGGAACGGCCGGGCGTCCCAATTCCAGGCGCAGCAAAACGGCGTCAGGATGAAAGGGACGCCGCCGCTTGAGGCCGTGTTATGGCCGCCAGTCGTCCAATAGTCATAGATCGTTTGCAGGGCGAGGTTCGCCAAAAGGTCGTCGCGTTGCGGCAGGAAGGTTTCGCCGTCCGCCGAGTTCCAGACCGACCAGAAAGGCGAATAACTTTCGCTGGAGCCAGGGCTGAAAAAGACGTTCGGCTGGTTGGTGCATTTGTCGAGCGTCGCAAAGCCATATTCGACGAAGATCATGGGTTTCGATTGCGCGACCCATTGCGTCGTCGGGCCTTGCGGAACCCATCCCGAGCCGGTGTCATAGATCGCCTGATGCGAATTGTTCCACCACCAGCGGAATTGCTTGCGCCCGAGAAGCTGCTGGTTCGCGTAAAAGGGATTGCGAGCCTGCGACACGCGGTCGCCTTCCGGCAGGCTCACCATCTGGCCCGACCCCAAAGGATCGAGTCCGCGCCCGTCATTGTTCGAATCGTTGTAAAACCAGTTGAACCCCTCGCCGCCCTCGATATTGGCGGCCAGATAGGGCTGGCTGTAGATCGTCGGCGCTCCAGTCAGGCCGAGCCCGTTCATCGCCGCAGCCATGGACGGCGGCCAGGAGGTCGGCGCGGGCGCGTCCCAATTCATGCAATCCAGCCCGCCGTTGCCGGCCGTCCAGTCCGAGAGCGGCAGATAATTGTCAAAGGACACCAGATCGATGTTCGCCGAGGCGAAAAGGCTGTCGAGGTGCGGCCACTGGCCGTTCGCGCCCGAATGCTGGACGCCGTTCCATGTCGACCAGTCGGGCGAATAGGCGATCAGGTTTTTATAGGTGGTCAGGTTCCTGGTGAGCCCGGCCCCGTCGAACACGCCGCGCACATCAGCGGCCAGTTGGGTCAGGCCCGCGACAAAGGGATAATCCCATGCGGCGTGTCCGGAGCCATCGACGCCGCCGGCCTTGGTCCAGCCGGGACCGCGGATCGTCTCGAGGCCGCGCAATTCCGAGCCGATCAGGAACAGATCGACGCCGCCCGCGATCACGCAGAGGTTGGCGTAATGGAGGATCATCCGGCGATAGCTGTAATCGGTCGAGGCGCCGGAATAGGCCACCGTCAGGTTGGTCGTGTCGCGTGTGAATTGCGCGGGCGCGGCCGAGCCGAGGAAGGCATTGACCGCAGCCGTCGCCGCGCTGGAAAGATCGCTCGCGACGCCGATCCGCCCGCGCCAAGGCTTTCCGGAGCAATCCATGAGGATAAACGGATAGAAAACCACACGGAAGCCCCGCGCTTTCAGATCTTGAATGCAACGGACGACACTCTGGTCCGAAGGGGTTCCTCCGTAATCGAAAGAGCCGTTGGTCTGTGTGATCGGGATCAGGCCCGCCGAATTCTGCGTCAAGCCCGAGCATTGCCAGTTTTGCGCCAGCCACGCCGCGCCGTTCCATGCCTGAAACGCGCCCTGAATATAGGTGGTTGACGGATATATTTTGCAGACCGAAGCGTCGGCCGAACTGCCGAACCACGCGACGACCAGCGCGACCGTCTGGCATTCGGGATGAGCCGCCTGCAATTGATCGATCGCATAGGAATAATCGGTTTTGGTCCCGCCCGGCGCATAATAGCAATTGATCGGGGCCTGCGATTCCAGCGCCCCGGCGCCGAAAGAGCCGCCCGTTGGGTTCCATCGCGCGCCTTGCGCCGGAACCGTGTCATAGACGAATTCATTCGTCGCCGGGAGAAGGCAAACGCCGAACACTTGCGCCATGATTTACGCTCCCGCGAGACGCCTCAGTCCAAGATGGTTTCCCTGGCGCAAGGCTTGATCCATCGCCTTCATGATCTGGCGCGAGTTGCCGCCGAGCCAACTTTTCACGCTCGCCGCGTCCTGCGCCGTCACGTTCAGATGAACATGAGTGTCGCCCCCGGAGGGAGCACCCGCGCCACCGCCGCCACCCTTGGCCTGAGCCGAAAGCATCGAACGAAAAGCGCCGGCTTCGGCGGCAGGCATGACGAGTTCGTTCTGGTGGACCATTGCCAGTTGACTTTGCGGGATCGACCACGCGCCAATGTCAAAGGCCGCCACCGACAAGACCGCGCCTTGCGCCGCCGCGGCGGGACCGGCCGCAGCCGGCCCCATGACCGGCGCGAGAAAGCCGAACACGCCGGCAAAGGATTCCGCAGCCGAGGCGGTGATGCTTTTGAGCACACTCGCCAGCGTCGATGCCTGCCCCGCCGCCGCCTCGCCTGCCGAAACGCCGCTTCGCGCCGCCGCCCCGGCCTGCGCAGCCGCGGTTTTCTGCCCCTCGCCGACGACGGAAAGCGCCGCCAGGGCGAGCTGTTTCTTGCCCCAATCGGCGACGACATCGACGCCCATCCTGACGAATTGCGATTCCACCGATAGAGCCAAGGATTGGACAACCTGACGGAAGTTTTTCGTTCCCGCGATCATCCCGGTCAGTCCCAACGAGAACGATGACGACATGCCATCGATCGTCCTGTTCATTGGCGCGACCATCTGTTCGACCGATTGCAGCATGATCTTCTGGCTATCCTGCGCATATTTGGCGTCGAGCATCAGCATTCTGTTGAGGATCTGCTGCCGCTGCTGAAGCCGCAGCCCATCGATCTGTAATTCCCTTTCCAGCAGTGAACGCTCGGAACCATGTTCGGCGTCGAGAGCAGCCTGCGTCGCCGCCAGACCTTCGCTCGCGCTCATCACCTTCAGCTTGGTCAATCCGGCGTAGAGCGATTTCTTCTCGGCCAGCGCGGCGCGCTCGGCGGAGATCTCTCCGTTGATCGCCATCATGCTGGCGCGCGTGAGATCCAGCTGTGATGCGCCGGTTTCACGCGCGACTTGCGCGATTTTCGTCAAGGCGTTGGTTGCGCCGGCGCCAAAAGCCGCAAAACTCTGCGACGATCGGTCGACGCCCTGCGCTACCTGAGTGACTCCGGCCGGCAGGGTTTGCAACGCCGCCGAAACACGAGCGACGCCTTCGAGGAAATCGGAAGCGTCGGCGCCGAAGGAAATGGAAACATTTGAATCGGCCATGCCCATCCTTTTTTGTTCAAAAACGTCCGGCGGGAAAGAGCGCGCGCAAGGCGCCGACCGAGTCGGCGTCAGCGCGCGCTTTCGGCGTCCAGGCGCCGAAGCCGACGGCGAGCGCCGTCAGCAAGGCGACAGTCGGCGGGTTCTCGCGCCAGAATTGATGCCGTGCGAAAATCTTCGCAAAGGTCAGTTCGGCTTCCAGCGCGTCGGTCCAAGCCTCGCCCGACATCTGGCAATAATGCGCGACGATCCGGTCGAAATCCGGAGCGCCGTCACTCACTCCCCCGGCTGACTATTTTCCCCGGCGGCGAAGAGGCCCGTCTGGCGCGCGATGACAGCCAGCGCCGCGATCAACTCCGCGAAACCCGCCTCAAGATCGAGAAGGTTTTCGCGCGAAAAATCCGGATAGGCGCGACTGAGGCCGGAGTGGACAACGTCGATCATCAGTTCGACGTCATCTTGTTCGAGCAGCGCCGCGCCCAGCGGATCGCCGGCGCCGATGCGCGCCTGAATGGCGTTAAGGCGCGGCATCAATTTCAACAGGCCGGGAACGGCAATCCGCGCCTGGCGCAACGCCAGCGGAGCCACGAAAAATTCCTGGCCGCCCAACTCGACGATCTGGGCGCGCGCGCAATCGATTTTTGGATCAGGTTTCATGTCAGACCGCCGTGTTGATTTCGCCAATCGAATTGGCTGTGTTGGCGAAGGCTTCGAAATCCAGTTCGGGGATGACGAAATCCTGGGTCTTGGAGGCGAGGCTCAGTTTGGTCGAGACGCAGTTGAAAAGCCGCAACGACCATTGCGCGCCGGCGATATTCGGATTGGTCTGGTAGAAGTCGATCTGGAAGGTCGGCGCCGTGCCCATCAGCTTGTTGGCGAGCAAGGCGCGCGACCCGGAACCGGCAACCGGTTGCGTGTAGGAATAGGAGACCAGCAACGCCCTGCCCGCGTCGCTCGCATTGAAGCTGTAAACGCCCGCGGTGACGCAATATTGGCCGATGGCCGGCATCGAGGCGACCTTGACCAGGGCCAGCCCGCTCAATGCGTAAACGACGCCGAGATCGGCGTCGAAATTGGCGGCGTTGGCGGCCGTATAGGTATAGGGCGAGGACGCCGGAACAGCGCCCGCCTCGTTATAGGACCAGAGCTTCTGGCCGGAACTCAGGGTCTGTCCGAAGAAGCAGGCGTTGTAGAGGGGGCCGTCGATATTGGCGAATTTCGCCTTGCCGGTGATCTTGCCCTCGCCGCGCGCAAAGGCGATCGGAAATTGATACTGGCCGAAGAGTTGTTTCGACGAAAAGCTGAAATCGAGCGAGACATCTTGCAAGGCGCCGAACTGGACGGGCGTCGCATTGGCGCCCGATGGCGTGGCGATGAGAACGCCCGAGCCGAAGGCGACGGAAGTGGTGTTCGACATGGATGAGCGCTCCTGCAAAAGTCTGATGAGTCCGATTGTTTATGCTTCGTTCTTTCGCGCATTTGTCCGGCTTTCGTTGGGGACTCAAGGCGCAAGAATTTTGATGGGAACCAGCGCAAGGCCCTGGCCGTCGAGATCGCCGGGATCTTTGACGATCCGCCCCTCGATGCGGCAATGCGCAACCAGTCCGCCGAGCGTCTGGCGGCCATCGGCGGGGCTGGGCGCGAGACAGGACTGCAAAGCGTCGAGCGCGACATTGAGATCGCGCGCTGGAACGCAGTCCGGATCCTTGCCCGCCGCAATGTAAACGAAAAGATCGACATTCAGCACCGCCTTGCCCGGCAGGTTTTCGGCGCCATAGGCGACCGTCTCGCCATGTTCGGTGACGAACAGCGCTGGCTGGTCGGCCCCGGCGACATCGCTCCATAATTTCAAACGGCGCGAAAGCACCGCCCAGGTGTCGCAGCCATTGATCGGCGTTGCGAATTTCGCCTGGGCCAGCAGGCCGCAGAGCGCCTCGAGAATGGCTTCGCGGGAATTCATCATGCCGATTCCTTCAAATCCTTGGAGAGTCGCGTCACGACATTGGTCAAACCCTGCGCAATGTCGTCGCTCTGCTCTTCCAAAGCGGAACGCAGATAGGAACGCTCGGGAATTTGCGAACCGGGATGCTGAATCTTTCGCGCGAAAACCTGCTTGCCATTCATCGCGAAGGCGAGAAGCTGCGCCTTGTCCGGAAGGATTTCGTGCGCCGCTGTCTTGCCGCCATACTCCTGGATCGCTGCATAAGGCACGTCGCCGTCGGAGAAAATCTCAACCCCGATGGCGCCGTCCTGTTGTGACGTCTGCGTACGAATCGAGTCCCGCAAGGCGCCGCTCCGCGTGTTCAAGACGCCGCCGCTCAGGTTGACGCCGACCACTTGCGCAAAAAGAGTTTGCGCAAGCGCGTCGACTTTTTCCGCCAGCGCGGCGCGCAGCCGATCCGGCATCGCGCCGAGCCTTTCGGCAAGCTCCGCCTGTCCTTCCAGCGAGAGTTGCAGCATGGTCAATTCGCGATCACACGCGAAAAACCGCACAGCGCCATGACGACGAATTCCGGCATGGCGGAAATGCGAAAGGCAGTCGTTTCCTGCCCGCCGAGACTCTTGGATGTCATGGCGATTCTTTCGCGATAGCGATAGCGATCCGCTGCCCATTCGATGGCGCAATTGGCGAGATCAAGCGGCACATAACCATAATTCAACAACAAGTTGGCGCCGGCGTCGGCGGCCGAAGTCAGATAGCCGCCGGCGCCGTCGAGCGCGTATTGACCTTGCGCCGGATTGGCGGCCACCCACGTCAGCGGATTGCCATTGGCGTAGGTCACGCCGCAATCGCAGGCGTAGGCCCCATAGGGCTGCGCGGCGACAATCTTGCCAGGGCCGACAGGCGCTGCCTGGGCTTCGTTGACGACTTGATATCCCGCGCGATAGGCGATGCTGACATTCTGCCAGCCGCGCGAAAACACTTGCCAACGCAGCATCATCTTCTGCAAGGCGCCGGGCGGTTCGTCGCCGCCCGTCTCGATCAGCCAGCCGGCCGCCATTTCAGTCGCGGCCTGCGGCACAGTGCGGCCGTCGATCGACACCGAAGTGACGGCGACCACTGGCCAGTGGCGTAGTTGAATGCGGTCGCGGCCATTGCCGTCGAACACGTCCACGACATCGCGCGGCCAGACGAAAGGCCGGTTCAGATAGGTGCAGATCGCGCGGCTGATCTGGCTGATCAGGCCGGCGAGCAGCACATCGTCGGCGCTCGACTGGATGCCGAGATGCGCCTTGAGTTGCGGAAGGGAAATGAGATCGCCCTGCGCCATTGTCAGCTCGCTTTCTTAACGCGGGTGTTCAACTGCCGCCCCGGAAAACCGGGGCGGCGATTTGCGATGCGATCAGCCATTGCCGATATTGGTGATGACCGACATGGACGGCGGGAAGAAGTGCTGAAGCACCTGGTCGGAATAGACGCCATATTCGTAACGGCGGGAGCGCTGCGGCCATTCGATCTGATAATAGTCCTGCCGAGTCCTGACCTGGATGACATTGCTGACATTGGACAGCGGATAGGGCAGTTTTCGCGTCAGGAAGAGCATGGTGCCGGCGGGCATGTTGGGATGGATCTTGATGTCGAGCGACTTGGCGCCGGCGAGCGAATATTTATTCTTGTAGGACGAGATCATCACGCCGCCGCCGATCATGTCCTGGCTGGAATTGAACACGAACCGCTGCGCGCCGCTCGCGGCCCCGGCGAATATCTTCTTCGAGATATTGGCCGCTTCCTGCGACGAGACCCAGACCTCGTCGGGCGAAAGCCGATACTGATCCCAGTTGGCTTTCAAAACCGCTTCAATCTCTACAATGCCCCCCGCGCCGTCGGCGGTGAGCGGCGTCCCGACACCGGCGGCTCCGGTCGGCTGGATCGTGACATTGGCGCCCGCACCCGGCTGGAACGCCTGGGTGAGCAGTCCGTCGAACACCAGCGCGTTGGACGACCAGTCGGCGACCGGCAGAGAGGCTGCGGTCTGGGTTCCAGCGGCGGCGGCAGTGATGACCGTGCTGTTGAGCGTGGTGATGGCCCCGAGGGCTTCGGCGCCGGCCGTTCCCCAGAACCAGGCGTAACCGAAGGCGCCGCTCTTGACCGCGACCGAAGCGGTGACGCTGCCGGTCGAACCGGTGACGGCGACCGCGGCGGCGGCCGACTTCTGCGCCGCGCCGCCACCAAAAGTATCGGAGGAGAAATCGGCGTTGGCCCGGGTGATCGAAGCCTGGATGCCGGATGCCAGCGAGGAATTGATCAGTCCATCGAGCGTCAGCGCGACACAGATCACCGACAGCGTTCCCGCCGACAGGGAGCCGCCCGAGGTAAAAGCAGCCAGGGTCGGCGTATTGGTGACACCCAGCGCCATCGAGGTGTTTCCACCGAGGATCAGCGCCTCTTCGCCGAGCATCAGCGCTTCAAGACCGGTCTGGGCGGCCAGCGCGCGGATGTCGTCGAAATTCTGGCCCGCGTACTGGGCTTCGAAATCGACATTGGTCTCGATGCCGATCCCCTTGTAGGTGGCGATATAATCCTTGGTGGTCATGGCGGCGACGCCGCCGCGATTGCCGCCGGACACGCCGACGCGCAGGCCGGTCGAATTGATCGCCGTGATGGCGCGCCAGGCGGCCTGAACGCCGCCCTTGCCGGAGACGCGCGGGATCGAATTGCGCAGCGGCGTCAGCGCCGGAAACAGCAGCTTGGCGCCGGTCTCCAGATCGTAATAGATCAGACCGGAGGTCGCGGAAGAGCCTTGTGAAAAGCTCGATTTCTCCATGCTGGCGAAACGCGGATCGGACAAGGGAACGGACTGGGCCTTGCGGATCGCCTGATTCAATTCCAGCGCGGTGTGTTGTGCGGTCATGGACATGCTTTCTGGGTTGCGATGGGGAAAATGGAACTCAGCCAAATCGTTGCGGCCGGGCCTGTGCGGCCTTGATCAGCAGGAGGGAGGTTTTTCCGGCGACAGAAGCGCCAATTCGGCCGCGAGATTGTCGAGGTTGACCTCGGCCGATTTCGATACAGGGGCAAAACCCGGCATCAGCGGCGGCGGCGCGGGCGTCTTTTCGAGCGCGTTCACCCGTTCGGCCAATTCCGCGAGGCGCGGCGCGAGATCGGAGGCCGTTTTTCGCGCCGCCTCATTTTCCGCCGCCAGCTTTTCCAACCGAACGTCAAACGAGGCCACCTTCTGCGCCGCCCGCGGTTGTAAAGCCGCGACACACTGGCTTTTCAGCCTCGCGAGCAGGGCCGACAGCGCACCCGAATGGACCGGATCGGCGTTGAGATCACGCTCGATCGCCTCGAAAAAAGTGGCAATCGTCTCGACCGCAGCGGCGTCGCTCCCCACATGACGGACGAGCCAGTCGCGCAAGGCAGGACCGATGCCGACAACCGGCGAAGGCGGGGCCTTCCCGGCAAAGGCGCGCTTTTCGCTGGCGCCGTCGGCTTTCACCAGTTCGAAGGTCGCTTGCGGCAGGCAAGGCAGATCGACCAGCGAGATCTCGCTGGGACAGGCGGTATAGCGGGTAAATCGGGATTTTCCGGGTCGGCCCAGCGCTTCACATAGGCGCCGCCCTGGCTGAAGCCGGTATAGACGCCTTCCTCGATCTTGCGCCATTCCTCGTCATCGACGATCCTGGCCGCGATCTCGATACGTTTTTCCTCGTCGTTGAAGGCGATGGCCGTAATTTTCCCGGCCGCCACTTTGCTGTGCATGGCGCGCAGATTGCCGAGACTTTTGCCGCCCGAGGCTTTGGCAAAATCCGCCGACCATTGTTCGTAATAAGGTTTGGTCGTTTCGTAATCGCAGATTTCGCCCGAACGATCCGGCA